TCACCTATCTGTACGCCTACCCAATCGTCATCATTTCCAGCGTCTAGGTCAGGCAGTACCACTGTGTCGTACATACAGGTAAGGTAGCCACGTTCATAATCATTCAGTTGTAAGGTCTTCATCGTTCGCTTCCCATTTCTTGATACGGAAAAATATAGGCAAGTTTCTTTGTTTAATCTCTCGCCCCGCTCTATCGTACTCTGGCGTAATCTCAGGGATTTGTAAAGCCTGTTTCAATTCTTCAATCGTTGGTACGTTCATCGTCGGTTTCCTCAACTAACTGCGTTGACATTTTGTCCCATTCGCCACGCCGCATACGAAACTTTTTGTTTTGTACGGGTGTGCAAATACGAACCCATTTACGTCCGACAACAGCCCACACGAGCCGTGTGCCGGATACTGGTAGTCGCAAATCGTAGAAATCCACACGGTATAGTTTAGCCGTGTCCCACGTTGCCTCTTTTGGTCTAGCTATTTTCATCTTTGCCCAAGTTAAATTCAAAATGTAATTTATCTGCGGCATATTGCAGTTCTTGCATTTCAAATAGCGATACAGCTTTGATACCGCCCATGTCAACATCCAGAGCCGTGTCCAACACCGTTTGCAACTTACTGTGTAAATCAGCAAGTGCTACACGCTGGTCAAAGTTTAGTTTGTTTATCCTATCCTGACGATTGACACGAGCCTTCATGCGTTCGTTTTCCCAATAGGCTATGCGTTCATCAGTTGTCATGTTTTGTAGCTTCTTAGCCATCGTTCGTTCCCTTCATTGATTAACGATACATAACCAATATCGATAACTAAACAGGCTGTCAACAAAAAAAAGAAACGGGGCCAGAAATTAATCCAGCCCCGCTCCCCAACCAACGAACGAAACAACCTCACGACACCTCGTAAGGTATACCTAGTCTTAACACCGCCTGTTTGTTAGTGTCAAGCCACTTTTTGCATTCATATCGACTTTTTCCAACAAAAATCATAACGTGCCGCAAATAGTCTACACAGTCTTTTGATTTGACAAGTTCACGGCTTGTCTCGCCCATACGGACGGACGATGCCGGAACAACCAACGCCCACTTGTAATCAGGACGTTCAACAATTTCTATTTCAAGCTTCTTCGTCTTCAATGACATCTGCACCATCTTCCTCTAACGCTTCAATGTAAATATCAATAGCTTCTCGTATCAAATCAGCTACCGCAACTTGTTCAATTGACTTTCTTTGCATCTGTTCAGCCGCTGATGCAAGCTTATCATACTGAACCTGTTTCAACATCAGGTTGTATGTTTTAGTGGGTTCAAGAATCTTGTTGGGTCTTGGCATCCCGCACTTCCTTTTCAGATAGTTTATCCAATTTACTTTTCTTTTTACTTGGTATAACCTGCTTATTATATTGTTTATCCCGTAGGGATTTAGCTATCGGGTTGATTTTATTATTAATTTTCATAATAGGTTATCCCCATAGGGTAGGTTAAATAAATAGGTAGCACGATGTGTCAAGTCCTGTCAACATAAAAAATGCAGTTGACAAGGTTTGCTGTATCGATTATTCCTTGTGATATGAAATCACCGAACTGGCTAAAAGGTTACATCGAATCGCTGGACATCCAGCCATTGGGACGCTATCGATCTGACTGTCCCGTGTGTGGCAAAACGAACACGTTCAGTGTAACAGATGATGGATTGCAACGCATGTGGTTTTGCTTTCATGCAGACTGCAATGTGTCTGGTCGTACTGGTATCACACTATCACGACAACATGCAAATACTGTGTTCAAACGGTCACAGGCAGATGTGCCTGTTCCCCGTACTAGAAACACTTACGAACTACCCCCAACATTTGTTAGTCTTTCTCGTAACTTAGACGCTGAACTTTATGTAAAACGTGTACACGCATACGATGCGTACCTTGCTGGTCGTGCTGATATTCGCTACGATTTCAAGTCGAATCGTGTTGTGTATGTAGTCAAACACGAAGGTAAGGTAGTCGATGCGGCTGGTCGTTCACTAGATGGCAGAGGAGCCAAGTGGTATAGATATGGAAATAGTCGATATCCCTTTTTATGTGGTACAGGAGATACCTGTATTGTTGTGGAAGATTGTGCTAGTGCTTGTGCTATTTCAAGTAGTGCGGCGGGAGTAGCCCTGCTTGGCACGAGCCTACTAGACGAACACGTTGAATTTTTATCTAACTACAAACGTGTGTTCGTTGCACTAGACAAAGACGCAACTGACAAGGCTCTTGACATGGTAAAAATACTGTGTAGAAAAGTACCGACAAAATTAATGGTGTTGCACCGCGATTTGAAAAACCTAACGAACGAGGAAAGAGATGAGTTCATACGATCCTACATCGATAGATAGGCAAATACTTGGTTTTTGTCTGAACAACGACTTCTTTAGTCGCGTAAAGAACATAGTAGACCGAACTATGTTTGAAAAAGAGATGCGTGACATTTTTGACACACTGACATATGCACACACTAAGTACGGCAATGACCTGACAGTAAACGAACTGGCAAGCCTATTCAATGACCGTAACCCTGCTATGCCAGAAGCTACCCGCAACAAGGTGCATGAGACTATTGCAACCTTAGATGTTGGTAACGCTGACAATGCTGACCTGCACCTAGACCTTGTGCATAATTTCTGGTTGCGTGATCGTGCGCGGCAGATAGGTGAGAAGGCCATTGAGATATTTACAGGGGACAGTGAGGAGTTTGGTGAGTTACGCCGCTTGATTGAAACTGTAGAAGACGGACGCATCAGCGACAAGACTACATATACAAAAGTTGAAGATGACCTTGATTCCTTGTTGGATAATGAGGCGGGTGATCCTGACTTCCCTTTTAGCTATGACCTGATCTCAGAGCATGTGGGTGGCCTAGATCGGGGTAACTTAGGTATCTTGTTTGCCCGTCCAGAAGTTGGTAAGACAACGTTCTGCTGTTTCCTTGCGGCATCCTACATAAAGCAGGGTTTCAAGGTTGTGTATTGGGCTAACGAGGAACCCGCACCAAAGATTAAGTTGCGTATTATTCAGTCGTACTTTGGTTTAACACGGGCAGAAATGATCAGCGATAGACGTGCCTTATCTGCTAAGTACATTGATGAAATATCACCTTTGCTCACCATCATGGATTCAGTTGGCACATCAGTCGAGGAAGTCGATGAGTACGCCAAGCTGAACAAACCTGATATCATGTTCTGTGACCAGCTAGATAAGTTTCGTATTGCTGGCGAGTTCAATCGTGGAGATGAACGCCTCAAGGAAACCTATGTGGTTGCACGAGAAATAGCTAAAAGAAACAAGGCGTTAGTGTGGGCTGTTAGTCAGGCAAATTATGAGGCACACGACAGACAGTGGATTGACTATTCGATGTTGGACAACTCACGCACGGGCAAGGCTGGTGAGGCTGACATAATCATAGGCATAGGTAAGACAGGATCTAGTGAGATAGAAAATACCGTTCGTCACATCTGCATATCCAAGAACAAACTCAACGGGTGGCACGGTATGATCAACGGACAAATTGACATTGATCGTGGGATATACTACTGATGGTGTTCAATGCAGAGAGTAAGAAGCGGTGGATGCGGCGCAGAAAGGCACGGCGAAAACACTGGTTAAACAAATATAAACTAGCTAAGTCTTGTGAATTATGCGGATATAATAAAAGCCCTTATGCCTTACACTTTGATCACTTAAATTCAAGCACAAAGGTAAAAGCTGTATCTCGTATGATAATGGGGTCATTGAAAACCTTGATGCTTGAACTTCGTAAGTGCCGTGTGCTATGTGCTAACTGTCACTTCGTTGTATCTGCTGAAGAAGAACTTAGAAAGGCCGGACATGAACGTATTGACTTTTGATGTGGAAACAACACACATACACAAGGATAATGGTGGCACCACTGCCCTGCCGTACTTCGGTAACAGGCTCGTGTCTATTGGGTACAAACGTTTGTCATTACCCTACATACACTACCACTGCTACTATCATGCAGACAGAGAAGCCCACGACTTTGCACCAGAATTATTTCAAGAGGCACTTGACGAAGCTGACATGGTTGTGGGACAAAACATCAAGTTCGATTTATCATGGATACGGGAATGTGGGTTCGTTTACGATGGCGAGATATTTGATACGATGGTGGCGGAATACGTTCTTGCCAAAGCCCAGCGTTGGCCTCTTGGACTTGCTTCTCTTGCAGAAAAGTATGACGTTACCCGCAAGGAGAAGGACCTTGTCGAGCCGTATCTTAAAGATGGTAAGACGTTCTACGATATACCGTGGGAGATAGTAGAAGAGTACGGTAAAGCTGACGTACTAGCTACAGAAGAAATAGCATTGAAACAGCTTGAAGCCTTTGGCACTACCTTTGAGGAACTATATAATGCAACGAACTTTACTACCAACCTTGAGACTGTCGCTTGAGATGACAGACGTTCTGGCTCGTATGGAGCGGAACGGATTGAAGATAAACTTAGACACACTAGAAGAAATACGGCAAGAGTATCAGCGTGAAATGGACGAACTAGAGGTTCGCCTAGAACGCCTTGCACGGGACGCTATGGGGGATACCCCTGTCAACTTATCTAGCCCCGATGACAGGAGCGTGTTGCTCTATTCACGGCGTGTTAAAGACAAGAAGACATGGTCACGCATATTTAACTTAGGTCACGAAATGCGCGGCAACACGATGAAACCCAAGCAACGAACTCGTATGAAGCGTGGTGAGTTTAAATCTGCAGTTAAGAACATGACTGACGTTGTGTACAAGACACGAGGCTCACAGTGTGATGGGTGCAGGGGTGAAGGACGTGTACGCCCCCTGAGAAAAGATGGCACACAAGGTAAGGCCGTTCGTATATGTAAGCGGTGTAATGGTGCAGGTGTCTTGTACATACCTACAGGAAAGGTTGCCGGATTTAAGATCATACCACGTGACCCAATGGATACAGCGGCGGCTGGGTTTAGGACTGACAAGGTTACGCTTGACAATATTTCAAGCAATTTATCGGGGGATGCAAAGGAGTTCGTTACAGCGTACGTTCGTTACAATGCGTTACGAACTTACCTGTCCACATTTGTAGAAGGAATGAAGAACAATGTTGATGCGAATGGTTTCATCCATCCAGAATTCATGCAGTGTATTACGGCGACGGGTCGTCTTTCGTCTAGGAATCCTAACTTTCAGAATATGCCGCGTGGAAATACCTTCGCTATACGGAAGGTTGTCGAGAGCCGCTTCACGGGTGGCTTTATACTTGAAGGGGATTACTCGCAACTAGAATTCAGGGTGGCTGGCTTTCTTGCAAAGGACGGTCAAGCGTACATTGATGTAAAGGATGGTACAGATGTTCACAGCTATACTGCAAGCATTATCGGATGCACACGTCAAGAAGCAAAGGCACACACGTTCAAGCCTCTCTATGGCGGCGTTACTGGAACAGATGATCAGCAACGTTACTACCGTGCGTTCAAAGAAAAGTACGAGGGTGTCACAGAGTGGCACAAGGAACTACAGAAAGAAGCCGTACGCAAGAAAGTTATAACTTTACCAAGTGGTAGGCAATATGCTTTCCCAACAGCTAAGTGGACTGAGTGGGGAACTGCAACGAACCGTACGGCTATCTGTAACTATCCAGTGCAGGGGTTTGCAACAGCCGACTTGTTGCCAGCCGCTCTGGTTCGCCTAGATAAAATGATGCGTACAAGAAATTTAAATTCTGTAATCTGCAACACTGTGCACGATTCGATTGTGCTTGATGTACACCCAGATGAAAAAGAGGCTTGCATCAATCTGTTAGCCTATGCTATGCGTAGTTTACCCGAAGAGACGATGAACAGGTACGGTGTCGAATATGACATGCCTGTAGGAATCGAACTAAAAATAGGCAAAAATTGGCTTGACTCAGAAGAAATAGATGTGTAATATCTATCTACAACCCTTAATACAGGAGAATGATATGCAAGGGACAGACGTAATGAACATTGACGATATGGACGCAATTGTAACAGCATTTAATAATGATGATGCAGAAGCTTTGATGGAAGCATCAGGACAAGGTGTCAACACCAACCGCCAAGTCGGTCTACCTCGTTTGAATATCAACTACGATGCAGAGACTGAAGATGGTCAGACATTGCCTCGTGGTGCTTGGAAGATGTACATGGATGGCAGGTTTATCTATGCAGAAAAGGTAACAGTGCAACCTATCCTGCGTACGTTTGAGTACAGTGTATGGGATCAGGAATCAGGTACCTTCTCATCCAAGTCAGTACAGAAGACCAGCCTGTCTGGTATGTTCCCAGATACGGTGGGCACAAATAAATGTGGTCGCCTGACCCGTGAAGAGGAAGATCGTCTGTCAAAAGATGATATTGCTTATTTAAATTCTCGTGCAGTCGTGTGCAACCAAGTAATCTACGGTAAGATTTCTGGTTCGTTTAAAACGGCTGACGGAACTGAAGTCACGATTGAGGACCAGCCTGTAGTCGCTTACTTCAAGCGTTCGGGCTTCAAACCAATCAACGACTTCATTAACGGTCTGTCTAAGCAGAAGAAGCTTATGCAGAAGTGTAAAGTCTCCCTTAATACACACCGTCACAAGAACGGCAGTGTTACTTTCTGGACGCCTGTTCCGGCTCTGGAAAGTGAAGTTACGATCACTGATGAAGACAAGCAACTTATGTCTATGTTCGCGGAAACCGTGAAGGGGCATAACGAAAGCGTAATGAATCAGCATCGTGAAGCTGTAAAGCTTATCGCTGACGATGACGACATCGATCTAGCAGCGGACTTTGATGATGCTAACGCTGCTTAAAATACAAGACTATATGATCAAGGCTCTCAGGGGGGAAACTACCGTCTCCCCTGAGACTCTTTCTGCGTTCAAGCAGGAATGTAGTGATTCTGTAGTTAAACAACTTACAACTGAACGGGGTGATTTCCGTATCCGTATGTCTGGCTTGGGGCGTCCGCTTTGTCAGCAGGTGCTAGACAAGCATGGCATCAAGGAAGAGATGGAATACAACACCCTGTTCAGATTTATGTTTGGCGATCTCACAGAGTCGATCCTGATGCTGATTATGAAAGAGGCTGGTGTAGACATCGTAGACTACCAGCGGCCTGTTGAATTGAAGCTGGGTGATGAGACTGTGAAAGGAACCCTTGATGTTATCATCAGGGATGAAACAGGCCAAGAGAAGGTCTGGGATATCAAGTCCGCAAGTGATTGGGCGTTTCGCTACAAGTTCACAGGGCTTGGTGGATACGACAAACTAAAAGAAGAAGACCCCTTTGGCTATGTTATGCAGGGCTTCTTGTACAGTGAGGCAGTGGGTATGCCATTTGGCGGCTGGATCGTTGTCAACAAGTCGAGCGGACAGGTAGCCATCGTTGAGGTTCCTGACTGGTCACAAGATGACAAGGAGCCGTATCTGAAGGATGCAGAGGAACGTGTTCGTTTCCTGACTAATCCTGACGTGAAGCCTTTCAAGCCGTATAAGGCAGAGGCTGAGACGTACAAGGTAAGCGGTGAGATAGTTAAGACAGGTAACACTGTACTGCCACAACAATGTAGCATGTGTGGATATCGTTCTCACTGTTGGCCTAACGCTGTCTTGCACGACAGGGTAACCTCACGAGCAAAGAGTCCGCCGCAAGTTTGGTACTCGACTCTTAAAAAGAAAGCAGTGTGATGCCTTACTTGTTTGTAAAGAACTACGAAACCGAACTGATGAATATGAACAAAAATTTGTATCATATTTTTATAGAGTCAGTCGGTAAGAGTGGGGGAGAGAGACGGGTAGCCCAGATGCGAATACATCAAAATGGGCTACCCCTCACATTGGTTGAAAACTACAGCAAGACAGGACAGCTTCAAGCTGAGACTGAGGTACGAGACATAAAGACTGTAGAAGAACAGCTACAGAAGATTAGCAGAACATCATTTGGCGGGGCTTATGTATGTGTGCCGATGCACCCTTTAACAATCGAACTTACCAATATAGAAAGACTATCCCCCAAACTGGCAGGGTACTTAATAAAGCGGTTACATTCAATAGGAATAGAATTTTGAAAAAAGCAGGATACAGATCACAGTTCGAACTGAATCTGGCACGTACACTTATAGACAACAACGTTCCTTTCGAATACGAAAACGAAAAGTTCAAGTACATACCAGAGCCTCGTAACTATACTCCCGACTTCTATCTGCCTGACAGTAATATATATGTAGAAGCTAAAGGCCACCTGACTAAAGATGATCGTGTTAAGATGGTGCTAATAAAGAAGCAACACCCAGACCTTGATATACGATTTGTGTTCCTTAGAGCGTCGAATAAGATTTACAAAGGTAGCAAAACGACGTATGCTGCTTGGTGTGAACGACATGGATTTGAGTGGGCAGAAGGTTCAATACCCACAGATTGGTATAAGAAATGAGCAACGACGAATATCATCAGGCTATGGAAGCGGCATCTCTTCTGCCGGACAGATACTACATCATACTCAGATCAACAGGGAATGGTGAATTCACTCTGTCAGCTTACGACACAACTGGTAAGGAATACGAAGACGATGAAGACTTCAGCCCTGCTATGTTGATACAAGAAGGTGCGCTTGACATGATACGGTTTCATACAGACGAACTGTACGATCAAGGTGTAGCGGCAGTTAAGTTTCGTATTACCGGACAGGAAATTTTAGATGAGGCTGGAGTTGACGATCCCAGAGTCATAAAGTCAATTCAAGGTAATGTAATTAAAGTAGACTTTGGATCAGAACAATGAATTTAAATGAGTATCAAAAGCAAGCAATGCGTACAGCTATCTTTTCTGAAAGAGACGGTTATATCTATACAGCGTTAGGTTTGGCTGGTGAAGCTGGCGAAATAGCAAACAAGGTCAAGAAGTTTGTACGCGACGGATATACCCCCGAAGAATTACCAAACAAGATAAATGATCTTCGCGCTGAACTAGGAGATGTCTTGTGGTACGTTGCGGCTATGGCAGAGGTTCTTGAAACGAACCTGCAGACTATTGCAGAAGCTAACCTAAAGAAGTTGCAAAGCCGTAAGGAGCGTGGTAAGTTATCTGGAGATGGAGATAACCGATGAGACACGAAGATTACATGAGGCATTTGGAACAAGCTGGCAAAGAAGCATATGGGGGAATAGACCTTGTCAATAGTCCGCCACACTACAATCAAGCAGGTGTCGAGTGCATTGAGGCAATCAAGGCGGCGACAGACGATGGATATGAATACTACCTGCAAGGAAACATCATCAAATACCTCTGGCGATACCGATACAAAAACGGAATCCAAGACCTTGAAAAAGCACAGTGGTATCTCAACAAACTGATCGAAACATTAGAAGAGGAATAAGACATGAGCAACATGTTACCCACACCATATCAACAATTCATTCACAAGTCACGCTATGCACGGTGGCTGGACGACGAACAGCGTCGTGAGAACTGGGATGAGACTGTGGATCGATACGTCGATTTCATGATCAATCAGGTTCAAGGTAAGTGCAATGTTAAATTAGATAATAAAGTAGTCGAACAGATTCGGGAAGGTATTCTGAGTCTAGATGTGATGCCATCTATGAGGGCCATGATGACTGCAGGGCCAGCGTTGGCTCGTGACAACATCTGCGGCTATAATTGTAGTTACATTCCTGTCGATAGCCCTCGTGCGTTCGATGAATGTATGTATATTTTAATGTGTGGTACTGGTGTAGGCTTTAGTGTGGAGAGAGAGAATGTTGACAAGCTTCCTGTGGTGTCTGACAATTTTGACGTATCTAGCATCGTTATCACAGTAGGTGATAGTAAGCCGGGATGGGCAAAAGCTTTGCGTGAACTAATCGCGCTACTGTACGCCGGACAGATTCCCACATGGGATATGTCAAACGTACGTCCATCAGGTGAGCGTCTCAAGATTATGGGTGGACGTGCATCAGGCCCACAGCCTCTTGCAGATCTGTTTACGTTCGTTGTAGAAACATTCAAGAAAGCAAAAGGTCGTCGGTTGTTCCCTGTCGAATGCCACGACTTGATGTGTAAGATTGGTGAGATTGTAGTTGTGGGTGGCGTTCGTCGCTCTGCCTTGATTAGCCTATCTAACTTGAACGATGATCAGATGGCACACGCCAAGTCGGGTATGTGGTGGGAGACAGAGCCACAACGTGCGTTGGCTAACAACTCTGTAGCCTACAAGCAGAAGCCTGAGATGGGTACGTTCATGCGTGAGTGGCTTGCGCTGTACGACAGTAAGTCTGGTGAGCGTGGTATGTTCAACCGTGAAGCAGCAGACAAGCAAGTAGGCCGCAACGGACGCCGTGAGCAAGGCCACATGTGGGGAACGAACCCGTGTTCAGAGATTATCCTGCGTGGCTATCAGTTCTGTAATCTGTCAGAGGTTGTTGTTCGTGAAACGGACTCACTAGATGATTTGAAGAGTAAGGTTCGTTTAGCTACAATTCTTGGAACCCTTCAGTCTACCTTGACAGACTTCAAGTATTTGAGGAAGGTATGGAAAGACAACACAGAGGAAGAGCGTTTGTTAGGCGTATCCTTGACTGGTATCATGGATCATCCCGTGCTTTCAAAGAACGTAGACAGCAAGCGTTGGCTAGAAGAAATGCGTCAAACAGCCGTAGATACAAACAAGAAGTTTGCGAACATGCTTGGAATACCTCAGAGTGCAGCAATCACTTGTGTAAAACCGTCGGGTACTGTATCTCAACTCGTGGACGCGGCTAGTGGTATTCACGCACGGCACAACGATTACTTTATTCGTACGGTTCGTGGTGACAACAAAGACCCGTTGACACAGTTCCTTATCGAAAGCGGTGTGCACAACGAGCGTGACATGATGAAGCCAGACTCTACAACAGTCTTTAGCTTCCCTATGAAGTCACCAGAGGGTGCAGTAACTCGTACACAGATGACTGCTATTGAACAGCTAGAACTGTGGAAGACGTATGCGATTCATTGGTGTGAACACAAACCCTCTATCACTGTGTCTGTTAAAGAACACGAGTGGATGGATGTAGGTGCGTGGGTGTATGAGAACTTTGACGTGGCATCAGGTGTATCGTTCTTGCCGCACAGCGATCATACCTATCAGCAAGCCCCGTACCAAGACATCGAACCAGATGAATACTTGGAATGGAAGAAGCTGTACGAAGGTGTGGTTATCGACTGGAACAAGCTTTCTGAGTTTGAAAAGGAAGACAATACCAGCGGATCACGGGAACTTGCCTGTACTGCTGGCGTGTGTGAAGTAGTGGACTTGAACGCGGCATGAACTGTTGGCATTGTAAACACGAGTTGGTGTGGGGTGCAGACCACGACATCGACCATGAAGACGAAGAGTATTGTATGGAAACGAACTTGAGTTGCCCTAGCTGTGGTTCGTTTGTTATGGTGTTCCTACCGAAAGAAGGTATCTATGATCCAAGTAAAAATAACACCTGAGATTATTCGCCGTGCCAAAAAGAAAGCTGCCACTGTAGGCAATCTACAGGGCAGCATCACGGGCAGTCTCAGTAATGTGGTGGGTGCGATAGGTGAGATTATCGTAGAGGACTATACGGGCGGCACAGAGGCCAACAGCAAGGACTTTGACTTGATGGTAGGAAACGAACGTGTTGACGTAAAGACTAAGCGGTGTAACACAACCCCCTCACCTAACTACGATTGTTCTGTAGCCGCACACGGTACAAAGCAAGACTGCGATAGCTACGTCTTTGTTCGAATCTTGACCGATCACAGCAAGGCGTGGATACTTGGCAAGATACCTAAAGCAGACTATTATAAGAAGGCAACTAAATACCGTGTAGGAGATGTAGACCCTGCAAACGGCTTTGTGTTCAAAGCTGACTGTTACAACCTAGCAATACAAGAACTAGAGAGTGTCAATGCCAAAAAAGAAGCACAAGGCTAACCTGTTTCAATTTACAGCGTACTTGAATCAGGACGGACATGTCGAACTGATATGGGATGGTGTGCCACCTCACGAGTTCGAATCAGCAATGAACAAAGGGATGCCAGAGTATGAAGGTGCACACTCAATAGCATCCCTGTTGCGTTATCTACGGTCTATGGCAGATGAAATGATGGAAAAGTCTGGAAAGTTTATTTAGGCTTTACCCATAGCTGGTTGCATAGCCATGTTAGGCTGTTTAAATAGTGGTTCTTGTGGAGCCGACATCATCATGCCCCCCATTTGAGCCTTCTTGCGGGGCTTTTTTGTTGCCATGCCGCCATACATCATTGGCTTACGCTTTGCAGCACCACCATACATCATGGGTTTGCGCTGTCCGTTATTGTACATTTTCATTTCATCACCCTCTATTGAGAAATTGTTTCTAGTTCAAACTGTGTTTGCTGCTCTCTCTGTGCATCTTGCTGTGCAGCTAAGATAGCTTCTTGTGGAACGAACTCAGGTGCCTTATCTCCTGACTCGTATATTGATCTAGCCAAGAATGATTTAGCTAGAACTGTAAATCGTTGGATATCGTCTTGTGTGACTTCTCCCGGAGTCTCAAGCACCTTACGTAAGATACCTGCTGCCTCTTTGTTTGATGCTGCAAGTTGCAAAGCGTTAATCTCGTTGTGTGACATTACACGGACAGCGAACTCTGCCGCAACGTAGGTCGGGCTAACCATACCACGAGCAATGTTAAACGCACGGCTGATAACTTCGTTTGGAGATATACCGCGAATCTGTCCCTTTGGTGCGAACTGTGTAGCGGCTGCACCAGAAGCGTACATCATGTATTCGCTGATGTCTTGCATGAAGCTTATGTGATCTTCATCCATAAACTCTTCTAGGATAGCAGTGACGTTTGGATTGTCTAGATCAGCGTGAAGGCTGGCTGCATCTGTCAGGGTTTCCACAGTTCGTTTCTTACCATCAAGAGCCTTGAAAGTTATCTTATCATTAGCCTGTTTACCTGCACGTGCTAACAAACCATTCATCAGCATGTACCGCATACCCTCATTAAACTCTTGTAGGGCATCTTCTTGAGACATGCCAGTGCTTACCATCGTATCAACGAACTCTGCCTTTAAGCCCTGCATCAAACTAACGTCATTATTTAATACGTACTTTTCATAGAATCGTAATGCGTCTTTTTCGCCAGATAGTTGTTCAAACTGCTGGACAGTCCGCTTTCTAAGACCTACAGCTTCTGCAGCAATTGTCCCCATGTCTCCTACTACACCGTTGATCTCGTCTGTAAATTCTTTGTATTGTTGACGGAGACTTTTGCTAACAGCCATCAAGTCTACAATATCCTGTTCTTGAGCAATCACCTCAGTCAAATCAACTAATGGGCGTTGTACTGCTGGGCCATCACCTTCTTTGACCATAACTTGAATGTTCGGGTTTACTCTATCTAAGAAGTTTACTGCTGCATCGAAATTGTACGTTCCTGACGGTAGATCATTGTTCAGAAGATCTGCACGAACAGCGTCACGCAATCCCTTTTCCTTTGCAGCACCCCAGTATTCATGTAGGTTTGCTCTGATCAGGTTTTGAACATTTTCAAACTTTGCACGTCCTCTGTCTGTTGTCAGATCAAATACAATGTTACCTGCTTCGTCTCTATCTCCCCAGAAACGAACTAGATCGTCCATCATGTTTCTAAGCTTATCAGATGCAAACGCCTTATCGTTCATTGCATTATCTATAGCTACAGCAAGATCTTTGTGCCAAGTCTCTGGTTCACTGCCCAGCTTGTAAGGTGCCCGTCTGCCGCCCGGTGTTCTTGTAACGAATTCAGGACCGCTCCTTGCATTTGCAATCTGGTCACCCTTGCTGCTCATGCGAATCGGATCAAATATCAAATCCCGGTATGTGTCCCGTGCAAGTTGTACTTCAGCAAAAACTTCAGGATCTGCTCTCAGGGCATCATCAAACAAGTTCGCTGCATCTCTGTACGGCTTTGCCATCTTGTCGTCTTGTATCGATGCAGCTTTCTTGGCAAAGTGTCTGCGAACCTCATCTACTTCAAACGGTTTAGCTACGAACGGCGCAAACCCACTACCTTCTTTCGCACTAAAGTGTAAGGCCATGTCTACAAACGAAACCTGATCACCTAAGAAATCGGGATTAGCTTTGCCATCTGCAAGGCGAGGTGTCGTAACCCACTCGACCAACTCAGACAAATCTTCATCGTCTAGTTCCATGTTCTTACGCAACGAACGCTCTGCCATATCGTTGAAAGCATTGAACGCCATGCGACCAGATCGACCACTCAAGAACTCTGCTTGAGCACTAAACAAACCACGCAGAGATTTGGAGTCTATTTCACCCTGTGATTGTACAAGTGCGTTTATGGCACCCCTGATATCGATATCACGGTCACCGATGACTTCATCTGCTTTTGTATAAGCATTTCGTGCAAGAGCGTAGATGCTGGACATGTGAGCGTCGTAGATATCTTCTTGTAAGATACCCAACTGTCGGCGGTGTTCTGCCGTTCCTCTGAGGCCCTTTATAGCTTCAGCACGTTCGTTTAAGGCCAGAGATACCTCCGCTGCATTTTTTAGGATTATCTCGCGCTTTGCTTTGATATCCATTGCTGCATTAGGAGACAGAGCAATTTCCATTTCTGCCAATCTATTTACGATGTCGGCGTCTATCTCTACATCAGGATTGGATAGCATGTTCGCTTTGTAACTTCTAAGGGCTTCCATGTACTGAACTTTTCTGTTGGCAATGTTCATGCGTTCAGCATCTGCCGCTGCTTCAAAGTTCTTTACCCAGCCAGCTATAAACTTACTATCGTCAGGATCTACGCCTGTAGCCATAGAAATTTCTTTTAAACGATTGATAGCAAGGCTTGCCTGTTCTAGTGCGTTTTCACTTTGCATCTGAAATTGAACAGCATCCGACAACTCCTGCCCTTTTACATTTTTAAGAGCGTTGAACTCTAGGGCTTGAAGAGGTGCTAACCCTGATATGTGAGCAAAGGAAAGCTGGAACACCCTATCGGCTTCTTCCCGTGCTTCTCCGTCTGGGAACCTTGAAAGTATTCTGTCTTTTAGTTCGATGTAGTTGTCGATAGATTTGTAGACCAATTCTTGTTGTTGTGGGTCTAGCTGTTTCATCATTTTATCAAGAAGCTTTACAGATGCTAATTCTTTGCCCTTTAGACGACGACCTAGTGATGCTTCCATTTCTGCCACATCTCTGTTTACCAAAAGACCCGTTGGTATAGGTGAAATATTTTCTAGGAATTCACCTATATTAGAACCTATAGAATTAACCAGCGGTATTTTTGCTATAAATCTAGCTGGTCCGCCTACGACTTTATTTATTGTTGGTCTTCCACCAAAAGCAAATCCTAGTGCACCTATCATGCCACCTGTCTCCGGCTCTATTCCAAGAAGACCGGGTAGCAAGTTATAACCTGTTGTCTGACCAATTGCGATAACTGCTTCATCTACGAACAGGTTGAACATGTAAGGGTTAGATGCACCGTTGTATATCAGTCTGTTTCTTCGGGCTTGTAATCTGTCGATATCGCCGCGCAAGACTATTGCGTCATTACCCTTTTTAGTAGCAAGTTCTTTTGTCTTTTTGTCTATTGCTGCGTTTAAGTCTTTTATATTTTGACGGGCAGTTTGATTTGTTTGTGCAGCCCCTATAGGACCACGATTGTTCAGAGTAGCACCTATTCCGGCTGTCATTTTTCGCCAGTATTTAGTAAAGGTGTTTGTTTTTTCTTGTATCTCTTTGTTTCTTATGAAAGTTACCGGATCCATCAGGGCAACTTTTCTATCGGTTTTGGCAGCAGTTTCGTACACACCTAGTTGCTTCTTGCCCTTTTGTAAATGAACAAGACCGAATGCGCCGCTAATAGGAGCGTTTAATGCAAGGAACGACAGCCCCTGTTCGCCTGTAGTCAGTTCGCCAAACCCAAAGTCTAGCATCTCTTCGCCTACACCCGGCGGTATCATAGGGAGTTCTAGTCTACCCATACCTTCTATTTCAGGATTGTACGTATCTTCGTATGCTACTTGCCCGTACTTCTCAATGAACTTTTCTTTGAACCTGTCGTTCATTACGTCGTCGTAGGTCGCACTAATTCCAAACTCATCCATCTGCGAACGATAATTTGCAAAAGCTTCCGCCACTAGGGGTTGTCTCTTAGCCCACGCTTCTTCCCAAGTCACATCACCTGACATAGATTCAAACGCAGCAGGAGCAACGTGCATACCTAGAACCTGAAGATAGTTCGGTACGTTAGCCAAGAATCTAGGTGTCTCTGCTAATTGTGCACCTGTTTCAGAAAAGAACTCGCCTGTACGGTAGTAGTCAATGATCAAGTCACGAACTCGTGGATCTTTAATCTTGGGATCTAGGAACGAGAACAACCGCTTCCGATTCTCCACGTAATCTTCCGCCGTTTCTTTTTGACTTTCAGACAGGCTATCAGGAAGGTTCGTTTCGATACCTTCGTCCGTCACCTTTGTAAAAGCAATAGGCGACTGAACTGGTGCCATCTTTGCAGAGTCTATCTCACCTAAGATGTACCGCTGTGCTTTCTGATCACCTTGCCTTGCCCTGTCTATTGTAAACTGAGGTATTTCGAACCCGTTGATTACAGTAGACGAACCTGATAGGACCTCATCGTAGGTCGGAACCTTTGACGTATCAGGGGAAAGCGACTCCACCGCTTTACTTTGTAGAGATAGTGGTAGATTAGCTGTAGGTGTTCTTTGAATCTGATTCATAGGTTACGCACCTGTTCCCGGTTTCTTGACGTATCTTCCGTTCTTTACGATGTACAATCCCGGCAATGTTTCTCCGGTTTGTTTATCCTGTAAGGTTAAACCACTGAGGTTATTACCATCGATCACAGTGACCAACTCTGGATTTAAACCTTGTACGATACGAGGGCCAGCAGGTTGTGGTGGGGCACCTGCTGTACCATTGTCGCTTTGAATCTCCGCATTTGCTTCAGGTTCAGGTGTTTTTACTACGCCTTGTTGTTGTTCTGGTGCAGTCACAGTCTCTGCAGCCGGAGTCGCCGGAGCCGCCGGAGCCTGTGTAGTGGCAGGAGCAGTAGCAGGTGCTTGAGTTTGAGTAGACGACCTCAAGTTATCCGCTGTGAGAGGCTTGATATTTTCAACAACAGCCCCGTCTTTGTTGACGTACACGTTTTGTCCATCCTGCTTAACAGGATTACCATCTTCACCTATTGCTATGTATACAGCAGAACCATCTTCTGCAACGGCACTAGATGATAGTTGATTCGGTTGCGGTGGAGCGTACGCAGTTACAGGTGCGGCTACATCTAGGTAGTTAGCGTAGCTTAGATACCCTGCTTTCTTTGCTAGTCTATCTACTGCATAAACCCCGCGAATTAGTTTCTTAGATCCAACTGTTGCTTTTGAAGTGGCATCTCCAGCTATTTCAATGATAGCACCATATCTCTGTTTCTTTACTTCAAAGTCTTTAATAGCAACTTCAAGACGTGCCTTCATCGACTTGACGGTATCAAAGTTCTTACCTAAACGAACAAGCTGTGCTTCGATATCTTGGTTAGATAAACGACCTGATGGATCAGCAGCACGTGCCATCTGGAATGCAAGGGCTATTCGTATAGCTTCGAATCGTGCGTATCTTGCACCTGCTTCTGCTATAGTTTCACCCGGCTTTCGTTTAGAATTCATACCTGTGATTCGGGCTTGTTCTATCCGGCTGTTTAATCCTGAGATGTATTCAGTTGTAAGGAACTCTACGGGATCACCGTTATCATCTACTTCAGCAACTCTTCTCTGCGCTTCAGCGGCACTAACTATATTAGAATTAGGGGCAAGGTCTGCTACATCTGCCTTTTGAAGATTGGGTGATTCATCGCCTACAAGGGCTGTAAAGATTGCACCTGCAGAAGCAAGCTTGCCCTTAATCATGTCTAGTCCGGGTGGGCCAACAAAGTCGTTCTCGACCATAGCTTTGAGGCCGTACAGACCTGTTTGTTGCGCCTCACTGCCTAGTGTATCGGTTAGTTCTTGATCTAGGGTGACCAGCTTATCGAAGTCTTCTTCTTTTGCTTCCCGACCAAATATAGTCTTTGCAGCATAAAGCTTTGTAGTGATAGCCTCATCTACATATTCAAATCCAGTATCAGGATTCCAGTTATCTAGATGCTGAAATGCACCGAACACGTAGGCCATACCAATAGGATCATTGTTTACTTTATTGCTTACTGTCTGTATCAATTCTTTCGCATCTTGAGGTCGCATAGTATTGATAGCAACGTTCTTAGTAGGAAATACCAAGCCTCTTTTTGCGTAATCTTGTGCAATATCACGTGCAGCATCAAAGTACATCTGTCTTTCGTCTTTACTTCTTCCGCCAGCTTGAGACGTGTACTGTGCCCACACATTCGGTAGAGCGTTTATGTCCGTCCGTAAAGACATACCCAATTGTGCGTAACCAAACTGGTTGTCTGCTATACCACTCATAGTAATAACGTTACCAAAGTTAGCCGGATCAACGGCTGCTGGTGTCCCGGTGCCTTGTGCATATGCTTGGTTCAAGATAGAATAATTTGGATCTTGTGTTCTTAGGCGCATCACTTTATCAAACTCTTGGGCTGGACCGAACATGGTCATGTCCATTTGAACTGTGTTACCAGCCTGTTTGTTTGCATTGTAGCTGTTCATTATAAATGCAGCGTGACCTTTGTACAGGTTTACGACTTCATTTATGACAGGTTCAGGTGCGGTGGCAAGCTTTTGCAAAGCGACTGGATTGGTAAACAAACGGGAGTTCATTTCAGCAATAGCTGCGTTACTGTCGCCTGTTCCAAACTTTCTAACGTCTACACCAAACCCAAATTCATAGTCACCCGATCCAATTAGTGATTCATAGGTTCCTGCTTTTTGTATGGCAGTCTGTGCTTTTGCCAAGTCGATATCGATACCGTCTGTAGCACGACCAAAGATGTCTATGTTAGGACGGTCATCTATCTTTTGTTGGGCAGATTTGATTATGTCAGAAACGGCACCATAGCCTTTCTTTGTTGCTTTTCCTTCCAACAAAGATTTCAAGGCCATTGTTTCGATGCCATCTAGCTTTTCCTGTTCGCCTAAACGACGCTGCTTTTCTGCATCAATATTTTCACGGAAGCCTTTGACTAGGCCCATTGCAAACGCTGCACCAATACCCATCTTACTCAGCCTCTCGTTTCATATTAATAAAGTTTTCTTCTTCAGGCTCTTCAGGCGCATAGCCTCTACGAATGTCTGCGTTTATCTTTTCGCTAATCACAGCAAACATCTGAGGATTGTTACGCTTCATCATACGGAAGAACGTCTCATCGTCCATTTCGTCTTTTTCTAGTTCGTCGTCACGTTCAAAGAAACGATATGGAATGCCTTCTTCTTCTGCCATGCCAGCAATAACCATTGCAAGCGGACCTTTGATCAGCAAGCCTACGTCTGGTGTGAAGTTACCTTCCTGAAAGTTCTGTATGATATAGCCTTCAACTAGAGCCTCTACAGATGCACCAATCATAAGAACCTTCATCAGTTCCTGTTTGTTTTTCTTGCGACCTAGCTTTTGTATAGCTATGTTCAAAGCTTCTTCAGGATCAACAGTTTTAGGAGGCTGTCCCCACGGCCACTGTTGATTATCTGTTGTCAGGCTGTATCCCGGTGGTGCCGGAGCAAACGGGTCTTTTGCTTCAATCGAACCCGCTGCTGCTCTATTAGGATCTATCTTCATACTTGTATCTCTGTTAATTCAGGAGTTTCAGTAACAATAGTGCGTCGTCCAGCTTTCAGGGTAGGGGCTACGTTTCCTGTAGCTGCGCGTAGATTTGCCATATGATTATTATTAGATTGAATCAGACGCTGGGCTGCTTGCCTAACCGCTGGGTTAGAATACAGTTGTCTTTGTATAGGAGACAGTTCGACACGACCAGTAGCTTGTCCGCGAGTCAGTTCCTGTACAGAACGATTCTTTCTAAATTCTGTAGGCTGAAAGTATTGACCTTCGTTCTTTTGTCCGGGGCCTATACCTTGAGACTTTAGGAATGCTCCAGCCCCCTTTTTGATGAAGCCGCTCATAACCCCGCCTGAACCAAGCAAACCGCTGGTAGCACCTATCTGTGGCATCATTCCCGGTGGTGCACCAGAAGCGGGACTACCAAACAAGAAATCCTTACCAATATCCCAAGCTGTGGATAACATACTGCCTAAACTAAAACTCATACCCTATTCCTTCTAACTTGCAACCCAAGCAGCAATCCAGTTACCAATACCCATAGCTAAATCATCTTTTTGTTTCTTATCATATAGCTTGTTCGTATTGGCAAATTCCATAGCCATGATACCAACCTCGTGCTGTCGTTGCAGTTGTGATTCAGACTTCTGGAAATTCCAAGCAGCAACATCACGATACTGTTGCCACAAATTGTTCAGAGCATTCTGGGATGCGTTGAATGCGTTTTGTGCGTTCTGTCGGTTCGCTTCGTTTTGGGCTGCAGTGTTAGCTGTATTGACTTGTCTGCGCCACTGTGCGTTTGATTGGTCAACAGCGTATTGCATATTAGCGTTGAACTTATCACGAGCATCTTTCAAAGTAGCATTGAACTGGTTCATGGCATTTGCTTCACTAACGTTGAATTGTTCCATAGCAGCTACACGGTTGGCATTAGCTGTCTCAACCTGTGAACCTAACTCTGCAAAGAACTGCTCAACCTGTAGTTCGTTCTTGGCGTTGAACTGCTGTCGTGCATTCTCTTCTGCGGCATCCTTGAAAATACCTTGAGTCAAGGCGTTGTATGAAAGTGTGTTGGCTTGTTGCTGTGCATCCAAGTTCTTTGTTTCAGTAGCAAGCAATGACTGTGCGTTCGTTACAGCCGCTGTTAAACGAGCGTTCAAGTTAGCTTTGTCCATTGCAGCATAGGTTGCGGCGTTAGCCAGAGCCATCTGCTGTTCGTTTTTCAAATTCTCTAGCTGGATGGTTGCATACTTGTTTGCATCTTGGCTTGCAATAACTACGCCTGATTCAAGAACTGCTTGTGTCATTGCAGCAGCAGCCATCGAACTTGCACCCAAGCCCCGTGCTTGCATCACACCTGTTATCTTACGAACGGCAGGAGAGGCCCACGGGGGAAGTGGCTGACCTTGCTGAACACTGTTCATCAGTTGAGAAAGCTGATACTGTGTCGTTGCTTGTGGGTCAAGCTGCTGAGTCGCGGCAGTTCCTATTGCACCAGCAGACGGACCAGCTTGTACGCCCGTCATATCGACTTGAACAGGCTGCGTAATTTGTGCAGCTTGCATCGGACCCATAGCTTGAATGTCAGAGGTAACGTCATCGATAGCACCTACCTGCCCAACAGTAGGCGAACTTGCAGTGGGTACTGTGGGGGTTAAGCCTTGCGTACTTGCAGTAGTGACGGTTGCACCTGCTGTTGGTTGCAACATCTTGTTAGCAGTTGATTCAAGTTCACTTGGGTCTACATTCTGCAATACAGGACTAACTTGAGGAACTGAACTGGTGTCCCCAGATGCAAGAGTACCGACCTCTTGTTGTAATTCTTGATCAGTTGTAATCGCTGCCATGAATTAGTCCCTTTGTAAAACTCTGTCTAGTTTATCTTCAACACGGTGTAATGCTTCCATCACTTGGCGTACGTCACTGCGTACGTCTTCACGAGTAGCATACTCTTCACGTGTCTTGTTTAACAATATCTCTAATCTTTTCTGCTCACGGGTCATGCCGTTAGCCCACCACGCACCACCTGCAGCAAGAATACCCAAGAGCATATCTACGAGGCTGGTCATTTCCATCAGTCAGCATCCGCTATGGTCAGTTCGCCAGCTTCCACTTGGCGTAGGATTTCTGCGTAGTGGCGGTTGGCTGGGTCAAGGGGTACTGATAATACTTTACCATCAATCGTTACTGAAATAGATGCGTTAGAATTATCCATTGGGCTTTTATTGTATACAGCTAATGTTATGTTCATTTTTATAACTCCGAATCAAACGCAACTCTAGCACTTGCATTTTCGTACCTTACTACTGTAGCTTGACCACCCGTACCGGATGCTTCTGAACTGTTTCCGATTGCCGCCGCTGATGGGGAACCTTTACTTAAGGTAAAACTATTAAAGTAGTCTGCACCGCTGTTTCTAAATGATACATAGTAATTTGTTCCACTTGTAGCATCCACTGTAGGTGTCGCCCTCATTGTAACTGGAAATTGCACCACTACGTCAAGGCTTGAAGAACTATAGTAACTTCCAATCCCAATATCGCCAGTGTTGCTACCTGTTCCTTGACCGTGAAAGTAATAATACCGCTGACACCTAGCCAATTCATCGCCATAGCTTCTGTGTTCAAACGGCGTGGCTGTCTCGCCTACTTCTAGCTGTACGCCTGTGATGTACCATTCGTTGCTTGTGCTATCTGCAAGATTTACTTGACCCACTGCACGATTAGCTGATGTAGCAGATTCCCAAGATGTAGCCAAAGTCCCAGATGTATAAGTGCTTCCAGCACCTAAATACATATTCAAAACAAAACTACTGGCATTGTCATTATCAAACGCACCAGTTGTGTCACCAGCAAATGTAAGTTCTTTTTTTTCCCAAGTGTTAGCAGATGAAACTGTATATG